TTGTTGCTAGTTTTAGCAATACTATTTGGTAGAAAGGTGCGGTTAATCTTGCAAAAACTAGACGATCCTGACATCCGTGCTGCTGTAATAAAACACTTTTCACGATATAAGGATGTCTCAATTTTTGAAGAATTCACTACGTATTCTGGTAAGGCCAGAGCGGATGTTGTCGCGATAAATGGTCATCTAAACGGTATCGAGATCAAAAGCGATTTTGACTCACTACACAGATTGCCGAAACAAATCGAGGAGTACAATCTAACATTCGAGCGCAACTACTTAATCATTGGAGAACGATGGATACCAATAGTTGAGCAAGAGGTCCCTTCTTTTTGGGGCATCGCAGTTGCAAAAAGAAATCGTCTCGGGAAAGTGGCCATTCGTTTCATGCGACAACCAACAAAAAACCCGAGATTAAAATTTGAAGCAATACTAGGCCTTTTGGACGTGAATGATATTAAGAAACTTTTGGTGGAAGACAAGATGGGTCAAAAATTGAAACTGAATTCCTCGGACTTAAGGCAATATTATAAATACGATCTTTTAGCTTTTTTGGGAGCAAAATTGAGTCTGCATGATAAAAGAGAGCTAATTTCTAAGACTCGAGCTTTATTAAAGACGAAAAAAGCCGATTGATTATGTCGGCTTTTAGGATATTATGACTGTTCTTCGGCACATAGAGCAATGTGATGACTGACACCAACAGTTACCCATGTTGTTGGATTACCTTTACTACGAAGTTTTTGTGCAACAACCTCATGAATAAACAAATCGCCCCAACAGTGTTTACGATTGAAGCCGTCAAAGTTTGCAATTTTTTGACAAACTGGGAGCAAGGTGTATTTACCCCGGAACTGACCGTTCCGGACAAAAAGATATTCGCGTGAACTTGTATATTTAATTTGAACGATCGGCGTTATAACGGGGGGATAGTCGACGGGCTTTGGTGAGACAATTGTATAATCTCCGAATACTAGCTTTGCAGATGTGGAAATACTTGATTTGACAGATTGATATAATTTCAAATCGTATCGCGCGGTTACAAAGTCTTCGGTAGATTTAACATTCAAAGATGTTGGGACTGCTCCACTCACAACATAGAATGTTGTGACAGGACTATTCTCCATTAGTTTGATTGTGCTTTGAAGCACGTTGGATAACGATAATAAATTATCTGAATCAACAAACCCGACGTCAAGGATCACTTGTTCTGGAAATAGAGCAACATTTTCGCTGGCCCACTGAACGAAGAAGGTGTCGGTTAGTGTATCGATGGACAAACGAAGATACTTAACAATACTTCTGAAACCTGGATCAGTCAGAACAGAACTGGGATATGCTATGTCAGCGTTTATATTACTTTCTTTGAGTATATCATCAAGAACACTTATCTCATCTGAATCCAGAAAACGAGCATCGATAACAAAGTGACCTGAAAACTTTGATTGAATTTTTTTGATATCGTCCTTGTCTACATCGTGAATCATTATTAAGGGTATGATACTAGAAGCTATTGCTTTAGAGGTGTGGCCTAATGCGGCCATTTCTCCAGCTTTCTTGTTTAACACAGGCATGTACATTAGTTTTCTCCTTTCAAAACCACAGCAATATATGAAACGCTTTCATTATATATTACATGACGATTGTTTGAAAGACATACATTTGAACGTGATGATTTAAGTTTTAATGTTCAAACGAGATTCACACGAACATTTTGGACGCCACGGCGTCTTTTTATTTACCCGAGCACTCCGCCAAACGGTGAGGTGCTATTTTTGTGCAAAAAAAAGCCCTCGCTCTGGGAAAACGAGGGCCAATCACTTTTGAAGTGTGAGAATGAACTCACTAAGTCATTGTAACACAATACTTATAATAGGCACATAAAAAAGCTCTCGGGGACGAGTCCGAGAGCCTGAGGAATAAAAATGAAAAGAGCAGCACATGATTGCATGTGGCTCACAATTATTATATTTCAGGAGGCGAGTAGATGCAATGGACAGATGAACAGATCGGTGACATTAGGAAGCTCGCCTCTGAAGGCTTTACCAGACGCGAGACAGCCGACAAACTTGGAATTAGCTACGATGCGCTTCAAGGCAAAGCGAGACGGCTTGGCATCGACTTCCAAAAACCACTAAAGAATGAATACGATTCAGACGGAACACAATCCAGTGAAACTATTCTAAAGGTTGTTAGGGGTCACAAAATGACGCCTAGAGAGGTTTTGGAAGCTCACGGGTACGATTACACCAAGTGGGAGCTTGTACGTGCTACAAGCAATTTTTGGAAGCAGACGCCTGAAGCGACATTGTATCAAAGCAAGATACAAATCAGGCCGTTAGTTGAGGCTGAACAATATGAATCATTGATGAATGACATCATCACACACAAGGAGCCGTATCAAGCCAAGGCTCCTATTTTTGTGGAATCAGATCGCTATCTGGTCATTCCTGCTTTTGATACACATTTCAACGGTCACACATTCGACATCTATGCTGAATCTCTGAAACGTCAGCTAGAGATCATTCAACGCGGCCACTACGCCAAAATATTGCTCATTCTGGGCGGTGATCTTGCTCATGTGGATAATATCAACTCGACCACAGCAAAGGGCACACAGCTCGAAACAACCGACTTAGGCGAGACTGTGAACGAAATGGAGCAATACTTCGAGACACTGATTGAAGCAATCATTAAGAATGCCAATGAGTGTGAGGTCATGTATTGTGCCGGAAATCATGATCCGTCAGTGGGGTATATGTTCGCACGGTTATTGAAACGTGCCTACAGCAACCAAACAAACATCACTTGGGATATATCACTGAAGCATTACAAAGGTGCAATGCTAGGCCACAACTTCATTGGTGCCACTCACGGTGACAAGGGCAAGAACAACTACCTTGCAAAATACCTAGACGAGTTTGGTTTCATGTTGGGCACAGCACAGAATCGCGAACTGTTCACTGGCCACCTCCATTCAGAGATGAGCAAAGATCTAGGCGGATTCGTTCAGCGTCAAGTATCGACACGCAAGCCAACTGACAAATGGACAGATGATATTGGCGTGGTTGCTCACAAAACGTTTGAGCTGGTCGAATATTCAGATCACAATACGACAGCGGTTTATTACGTTTAAGGGGTGATTATCATGAACGACAAGGAAATCTGGGAAAATGTTGTTGGATATGAGGGCTTGTATCAGGTGTCAAGCCTAGGTCGAGTGAGGAGCTTGGAACACATAGACTCGAACGGGCACCCCGTAAAGGAAAGGGTACTCGCCAGCTTTTCAAATAGAAACGGGTACCGCAAGGTCAATTTATATCGGGACAGAAACAGAAAGCAAGTGTCCATTCATCGCTTGGTAGCCGCAGCATTTTTAGACAATCCCGACAACTTGCCCGAAGTCAATCACATAGACGAAGACAAGTCAAACAACGCGGTATCTAATTTGGAGTATTGCACGGTGCTGTATAACAACACATACGGCACTCGCCTTGAACGCGTGGCAAAAGCGCTTGAATGTCCAATCTGTGCAATTACTAGTTCAGGACAGCGGCACTATTTCGACAGTGTGAACGAAGCTGCGAGAGTTCTCGGACTAAAACGCCAAGGTATAACTAACTGTCTTCACGGCAGGCGCAAGCACCACGGTGGTTTTTCATTCGAGTTGGCGGTGTAGGTCATGTCAGGAATGAAACGTGTTAGCTATGGCTACATTTGCAAAACCGAGCAAAAAATCATTGAAGAGCTATCAAAGGAAGAAACACGTATGCAAGCTGTAATTTACACGAAACCAAAATGTCAGAAATGTCGCCACACAGCGATGAAGCTAAAGCAGGTCATGCCAGTGCAAACCATCACAGCAGACGCGGACGACTACGAGCGCTTCCGCAAGCTAGGCTATCGTTCAATGCCAGTCGTAACAGTCTACAAGGCAGACGGCACACATGAAGAATGGTGCGACTTAAGGGTTGATAAGATCAAACAGTACACGGAAGACTAAGAGTTCATACAAATGCGGGAGGTGTGGTGATATGTAATGCGACTGACAGCAAAACAGAAGAAGTTCGTTGATTCTTATATTGCTGATAGCAATGCTACCAAAGCGGCACTAGAAGCAGGATACAGCAAAAGAACGGCTAGATTTGTTGGCGCAGAAAACCTAACAAAACCTAACATTAAAGCTGCCATCGATGAACGCATGAAACGCCTCGAGTCTGACAAGATTGCCAAGGCCGATGAGGTACTTCAATACTTCACCACAGTGCTTCGTGGAGAGGCAAAAGAGACAATTATAGTTAGCACTCCAGACGGTGCAGATGCTGTTGAAAACGAGCCAAGCATCAAAGACCGCATGGCAGCAGGACGCGAATTGTTAAAGCGATACCCTGGCAATGATGAGCTGCTCAATGCTCAGCTAACGAAGATCATTACTGATATTGAGAAAACTAAGGCCGATGTTCGCAAGTCCAAAGCTGAGGCTGACATCATGGAAGCCAAGGCCAGCGCCTATCGCACACCAGAAGGCCAATATGGAGGACTGAACAAGCTTTTGGCAGCAATTGATGAGAGTATCCCAAAGGGTGGCGATGTCAATGACAACTCCGATTGATCAATTCAAAGGGAAACAGTTAGACATCATCAACTGGTGGCGCCGCTATCCAGACAAGCAGACAATCATTGCTGATGGTGCTGTGCGTTCCGGAAAGACGTTTGCGATGTCGATCAGCTATGTTCTGTGGAGCATGATTGTGTTTGACCGCGAGCAATTTGGCATTGCCGGTAAAACCATTGGATCATTACGCCGAAATGTGATTAGGCCACTCAAACAAACATTGCAACAAGTGGGATTCTCGGTTGTGGATCGGCGTTCAGAAAACATGCTTGAAATCAGCCTTGATGGAAGAACCAATCTTTACTACTTATTCGGTGGTAAAGATGAAAGCAGCCAAGATCTGATTCAAGGGATCACACTTGCCGGAATGTTCTTTGATGAAGCAGCTCTCATGCCACGGTCGTTTGTCAATCAAGCGACAGCGCGTGTTTCCGTTACTGGCGGCAAATACTGGTTCAATATGAACCCAGAGGGCCCGTATCACTGGTTCAAGACTGATTGGATTGATCAAGCAGACGATAAACGCGCATTGCGTCTCCACTTTGTGATGACGGACAATCCAAGCCTGAGCAATGAAGTTATTGACAGGTACGAACATATGTACTCAGGAGTGTTTTACCAGCGATATATTCTGGGACAATGGGTTCTGGCTGATGGAATTGTCTACGACAACTTCAATAAAGACGAGATGGTCAGCAATCCAAGCCAGCAGCCAAGCCGATACTATGTCAGTGTTGACTATGGCACACAGAACCCCACAGCTTTCTTGCTTTGGGGTAAATGCGGGTCTGTTTGGTATTGTCTCAAAGAGTACTACTACGATGGACGGCATAGCAGCAGACAGAAGACAGATGATGAATACGCTCGGGATTTCAGCCAATTTGTCGGTGACATACGCTGTGAAGTGATTGTTGATCCATCAGCGGCTTCATTTATCACCAAATTGAGAGAACGCCGGTATCGAGTTATTAAAGCTGATAACGATGTGCTAAACGGCATTAGAGAAACGCAAACAGCTATGAACTCTGGTGAGATCAAGTTCACACCTGGGCTAACTAATCTGTTCAAAGAGTTCGCTTCTTATGTGTGGGATGACAAGGCCAGTCAAAAGGGTGAAGACAAAGTGGTCAAGGCACATGACCACGCAATGGACGCCATGAGATATTTTGTCATGCAGGTAATCAAACGGAGAAATGCAGCTCATACGTTCAAGAACACAAGCAAATACTTCTAAGGAGGTGGCCATCATATTAACAGTTCAAGGGAAAGGCTCAATCACAGACGGAGATGTGTTTATTTTCCCGACTGATGAAGAGCTAACTGGCGATGACATCAATGCGTTTATTACCGCCAATGATGATCTAGCTAAAAACAAGTACCTTCCAGCAAAGAAAATGTACCTCGGTCAGCACCAGATTATTGATGATGCGAAAAAGGACCATGGGCCAGACAACCGTCTTGTTGGCAACTTGGCTCACTATATCGTGGATACCTACAACGGGTTTTACATTGGCATTCCACCGAAGATCACGCTCGACAACACACAGGACAATACTGTGCTGCAAGAGTGGAACGACACGAACAGCGTTCAGGACAAATTAAGCGAGATCAGCAAGCAAGCATCCATTTACGGACGGGCGCTTGCTTTTTTGTACCAAGACGAAGACAGCAAGACGTGTATTGCGTACAGCTCGCCTATCAATTCATTCCTCATCTATGATGACACGGTAGCACATAAAGCCGTTGCGTTTGTCATGTATTGGCATGATGATAACAACAATTTAACTGGCAAGGTGTATATGAAAGACGGAATATACGGCCTTGATATGGTTCGCTTTGAAGGGACAGACGGATTTAACCCATTTAACGAAGTGCCAGCTGTTGAGTTCTTCATGAACACCGAACGTCAAGGAATCTTTGAGAACGTTGAGACGCTAATTGATGCACTAGACAAGGTACTAAGCCAGAAGGCGAACCAGAATGAGTATTTTGACAATGCGTACTTGGTTCTCAAAGGCCTGAAACTCGATGAGGACGATGACGGCAACCCCAAACTCGATCTTAATGGCAACCAGATTATCTATGCTCCAGACGCCGATTCTGCTCAAGGCGTAGCTGAATTTCTGACCAAACCTGATGGCGATGCCATTCAAGAGCACCTCATTGATCGCCTCATCAGCATGATCTATCAGATCAGCATGGTTGCAAACTTGAACGATGAAGCATTCAGCGGCAATAGTTCTGGCGTTGCATTGCAATACAAATTGCTACCAATGCGCAATCTAGCGGCCAATCAGGACCGTAAGTTTACTCAGTCACTCCGGGAGCTTTACAAGATCGCATTCAGTGTTGGGACAATCCTTCCAGAAAGTAAATCTGATGACTGGCAAAAGCTTAACTTCGCATTCACGCGAAATCTTCCGGAGAACATTACCGACGAAGCGGACGCGGCTTCTAAACTAAAAGGCCTCGTATCAGATCAGACTATGCTTAGCACCTTATCATTTGTCGATGATCCCAAGGCCGAAATGAAACGCATCGCTGATGAGACCGCCCAGAAAGCAAAAGACGCTGCTGCTAACAGTCCGTCAAGCCCGGACTTCCAGAAATTGCTGAATGGTGGTGGCAATGATGACAACAACGACTCAACAACAGATAGCGAGTAATTCTGCCTACTGGAATAAGCGAACGGCCGCTGAACGGAAATGGATTGTCGAGAACCTTAAGAATGACGAGGCGTTCAATGCCAGAATTCAGGAATATTTTGACAAAGCTTTAGCCGACATTCAAAAGGATATTGATTCAGAGCTTGCCAAGTATGCCGCATATAGCAACGACAGTATGGCCGGTGCGCGTCAAGCAGTGATGGCCACCGATGTTAAAGCTTATCAAGCGGAAGCAAAGTCGATTGTTGATGATGCTAGAAAGATGTACAACGGCGAACCGCTCAAATATTCCGACTTTAGCAAGAATATCAATGATCGTCTCAAGCTATACAACGCTACCATGCGCATTAATCGCTTAGAAATGCTCAAGAGTGAGATTGGTCAAGAAATGCTTGATGCACACATGAAAGTGAACGCTGATCTAATCTCAAAATTGAGTGATGATTATCAATCCGAGATCAAACGGCAAGCCGGAATACTTGGAGAGACGGTATCTAAGAGTGGGTACACTGATTTAGTCAAGCTGCTCTCCAAACGAGAGGGAGATTACACCTTCTCACAGCGCATCTGGATCAACCAAGACATTCTAAAGGCTGAACTGGATGAGCTGCTGACAGCCGCCACTATTCAGGGACAAAGCCCGTTAAAGATTGCTCGCAAGTTACGCGGTCAAGTGGCAGAAACGGTGAACAATCACCGCTATGTGACAGAACGAATTGCACGTACTGAGTCAGCTCGAATTCAAACACAGGCGCAATTAGATAGTTTCCACAAATTTGACTATGACTATTGCAAATGGGTAGCTGAACCAAGCGCGTGTGATGTATGCAAGGAGATTTCAGAAGGTGGTAGAACTGGTAGAGGCATTTATCGTGTAGACGATGTGCCAGATATTCCCGTTCACCCCAACTGCCGATGTTCCATTGCGGCATATGCGCCAGACGATGAAGCTGAATAATTTCTAAGCCGCAGCTAGCGGCTATTTTTATGCCATCAAGTCCAAGCGTGATCGACTCTAAAAGCTCCGGTAAATTAAGACGCAAGCCTGATCCGTCTAAAAAGCTGTGGAAGGAGTTCTGAACATGATTCCTAAGATTTTAATGCCGATGAATTTGCAATTTTTCGCTGAAGATACTGGTGCTGACGGTAGTCAAGAGAACCAGCAAAACGGCGAATCTCAAAGTGACAATGACACCAACGCTCAAGGCTCGGAAAATGACCAAGATAGTTCTGATGAAAGCTCTGATCAGCATACCTACACCGATGAGCAGGTCAACGATATTGTTAAAAAGCGCCTTGCTCGTGCCGAGAAGGAAAAGCAAGCTGCCGTTGACGAAGCTGCAAAACTGGCCAAGATGAATGCCGACCAGAAGAAGGATTATGAGCTAGAAAAGGCTCAAAAAGAGCGAGACGAACTCAAGTCACAGCTTGCCACCTACGAGATGGGCAAACAGGCTCGATCGATGTTTGAGGACGCCAAATTGACAGTCACTGAGGACGATTTGCAGCACGTTGTAACGCCAGAGGCAGAATCTACTGAGGCGAATGTAAAGTGGCTCATTGCGCATGATCAGGCAGTGGCTGAAGGTGTTCGTCAAGAGTTGCTTAAGGGAAGCACACCCAAAACGCATGGTTCAAAGGTGGAGACTCCGGGCGCGGCATTTGCTAAACAACGGAATCAGCAGAGCCAAGCTGTTAGCGATCCATGGAAACAAAAATAAGGAGGTACTTTTATGTACGCAGGTAAAAATGTAACCGCATCTGAGATCAACTTCTTGGATAGCGAGAAATTCGTTTCATTCACTCACCAAGCCGACAGTTCAACTGATGGTGTCGTAAAAGGTCTATTGCCAGCAGGTTCTATCTATCCAAAGAACGATGCAACGGCAGTCGGTGTGACCATTAATGATGTTGATGTCAGTGAGGGTTCTCAACCCGTAGGCGTCATCGTTGAAGGATATGTGAACGCAGCTCGCTTGCCAGTCAAGCCGTCCAGTAATGCTATCACTGCGCTGAAAGAAATCAAATTCAGCCACGTTTCTGACTAAGGAGGATTAACTTATGCCAGCTATTTTAGATTTGTTTAATCAAAAGACGGTACTTGATTACGTTCAAAACCGCCAGTATCCACAATTACTTGGGGACACCTTGTTCCCATCAACCAAAATTAATCAGTTGGATTTTGAATTTCTTCGTGGTGGGTCTAAGACGCCTATCGTGGCATCTATTTCTGCATTCGATACGGAAGCGGAGATTGGCAGTCGTGAAGCGAGCGTTCAGGCCGCTGAACTCGGCTACATCAAACGCAAGATGCAGCTTAAGGAAAAGGACCTGATCGCATTACGCAATCCGCGCACACCAGCTGAACAGAACTACCTGACCAGCCTTGTGTACAATGACTTGGATGTTTTGGTTCAAGGCGTTTATGCACGCGTTGAAAAGATGCGCATGGAGGCTTTGGCAACTGGGAAGATCACCATCAATGAGAACAATCTCAACTTCAATGTTGATTACCATGTTCCAGAAGAACACCAAGTTGCCGCAACTACTTCTTGGGACGCTGATGGTGCTGATCCGATTAAGGACCTGCAAGACTGGTTTGCATTGCTCGACTACGTGCCAACGCGAATCTTGACTTCTTCCAAGGTACAGACTGCCCTGATTCGGAGCAAGGCATTTGCTGACTACTTCAAGACAGCAGGCCTGTTACCTAGTGTTGGCAGTCTCAATGCGGTTATGCAGTCGTTCGGCTTGCCAACTATTGTTACGTATGATGCCAAGTACCGCAAGCAGGGAGCTAACGGTATCTATACCGTTGAACGGTACTTCCCAGAAGACACCTTGGTAGCATTTGGTGATGACCAGCTCGGGCAAACCGTTTATGGTCCTACCCCTGAAGAGTCCCGACTGATCGCAACTCCGGGTGTTCAACAGGGCACTGTTGGCAATGTGTTCACAACCGTTTACGAGACTACGCAAGATCCAATTGCAACTTGGGAAAAGGCAGCAGCCACTGCACTTCCTAGCTTCCCAGAAGCTGAGAACGTCTTGCAAGCCAAGGTACTAATCCCAAAACCTTAGCGCCGGCCACCGGGATTACGCTTAGTCAGAAAACGGCTTCCCTAAAAGTCGGCGCTACCAAGCAAATTACTGTATCCGCTGATCCTGTGGATGCATCGGACGCAAGTGATGTTGTTAGCGCTACTAAGTTCGCATCTAGCGACACTGGTATTGCCACAGTCGCTGCTGATGGGACTATTACAGCGGTAGCAGTTGGTTCTACAACAATCACCGCAACAAGTGGTTCATTCACTGCAACGGTAGCAGTTACCGTTAGCGCAGCGTAGTAGCTAGTAAACCGTCGCTTATGAAAATCACAGTGCTGCGAAAGCAGGGCGGCGGAAAGGAGGCATGACATGGCTGATGCTAATCCGGTAACACTTGCGGATTTGAAGACGATGATGGAAATCAAAACTGACACACAGGATGATGTTCTCAATCTCATCATTACCAACACAACCAAAGCTCTCCGGTTTAAGCTCGATTTAAAGCCCACAGAAGCCTTCCCAGAGGAGCTTTCATATATTGCCCTAGAAGTATGCGTTAGACGCTATAACCGGCGTAAGAACGAGGGCATGACGTCTTATGAGCAGGAGGGGCAGTCGTTCACGTTCAAGTCTAACGACTTCGATGATTTTACTGACGACATCAATGACTGGAAAGAAGCCAACGAGAAGAATGCCAAGTCTTTTGGCACTGTTAGCTTCATTTCTGGCTATCCAAAGAGGTGATCATATGCGTTTGGACCATGAGATCACATTCTGGACGGATGATGAAGAGTACAACCCTAAAACGCACGAGTACGGTGAACCAAAAGAGGTAGCCAGTGCTGCTGCCAGTGTAACCGACATGGGAACAGACAAGAGCGTTCAGCTATTCGGAAACTACGCTCAAAAGGCAAAGGTGATCCGATTAGTTGAGCCAGTCACCGTCAATTGGAGCTATTTAACGATTGACGATGAAGCGACTCATTATGCCCTTAATACGGACCGCGTTCCGCTTCAAAACGCTACTTTGATTGTGGGTGAGACGAAATGAGCAAAGTTGGGCTTGGTTATCGTATTCAGCTAAAAGGCATGGATAAGTTGGTTGCTGGTCTGCTGAAGCGAGCGAAGATGGACGTTGTCAAGCAAATCGTCAAGCAGCAGACAGCACAGCTCCAGACTCGTTCTCAGCAAATGACCGGCACCGTGTATGCTCATCCTACTGGTGCTACAAAGCGTGGCATCAAGTTATCGCTTGAAGATGGGGGTCTAACAGGCATAGTTGGCATGTCAATGGAATACAACCCATACACCGAAAATGGAACCCGATTCATGCGCGCCCGTCCTGTATTGAAGCCTGCGTTCCTTTATCAAAAGATTCAGTTTATTAATCAGCTTAAACAAGCAGCAAAGTAGGTGATTCAAATCACATCACCAGAGCAAGAACTCTACGACTACTTCTATGCTTTCTCGCAATCGTCCGGGTACAAGACCTATGACCATTTGCCAATGCAGCAGGAGAACGCCCCGTATCCCTTCGTCATTGTTGGAGATATTCAAGTTGTGCCTACTGCAACAAAGACGTCACTCAATGGCAATGTGCTAATCACCATCGACATCTGGGGCGACAAAAAACAGCGTTTCACCATATCTGATATGGCGGAGCGCTTTTTTCGTGCCGCGATTGGGCAAGTTCTAACAGATGATTACCGATTTTATGGGCGTGTAGAAGACCAATCAAAAGAGTTAACACAAGACCAGAGCGTCCCTGACACGGTTCTCAACCGAGCCACGCTGATACTCAATCTCAATATTTTATAGGAGGCCATAACATGGCAAATGAATTAAAAGTGCTAGAAGGCATGGACGTTGTTGCCTTGGCTCGCAAACATAGCGATCAAGCAACGGTTAGCGGCCAAGTTATCCCTTGGCAGACTTCGCTGTCCTTTGATCCATCTGTTGACAGCGATTCCACTGTTACCAAGGACGGCAATGTAGCAACTCGTAGTTCCGCAAGTACCGATCTTGAAGTCGAGTTCCTGAACAACACGGCCGCAATTGCAGACGTAATGTATGACTCACTGTTTGACGGCGAATTGCTCGACTTTTGGATTCTCTACCGCAAGCGTAAGAATTCCGCTGGCAAGTATTACGCATGGTACATGCAAGTTACCGTTCAAGAAGACAGCAGCGACAATGACCCTGATGATCACTCTACTCGCGATGTCACATTTTCTGTTAACGGGACGCCTAAACGCGGATGGACAACTCTCGATGACGAAACTCAGGAACAGGTCGATTACGTATTCCTTGGGGTTGGCAAGGTCACTGATACTGACAAGACCGGCGGTGGCACAGTTTGGGACAAGGCTATTGATCCGGGTACTAACATTGCCGATACTGCACCGGCTCAGAGCAGTTCTGGTACTGGAGCATAACAGCACAAGAGGCTTGTCATCAGTCGCCTAAGAAATTAACAGTACGGGTTAAACCCGGGCGGCTTTAAAAGAAAGGATTTTAAATCATGCAATTAACCATTAACGGTAAAGAATATGAGCTTAACTTTGGCGTCCGCTTTGTTCGCGAAATGGATAAGAATATGGGTGCCGTCATGCACGGAATTAACTTTGGCATGGGTGTTGCAAAGGCACTAGCTGGTCTGAATGCATACGATGCTGCTGTTTTATCAGACACCATTTATTCAGCCACCGTGGCATCTAAGAAACGTCCGTCAGCTAATGAAGTCGATGATTTTATTGATAGCAACACAGACTTGGACTCTCTATTTAAGCAAGTTACAGATGAAATGAATAGCGCTAACGCAGTAAAAGCAGTAGCAAAAAACATGAAGGCCTAGATGAGGACGAAAGCGTTAAAAAGAGTAGCGAAGAAACATATCGCGAAATATTTTTAAACGCATTTGCCTATCTAGGCTTTTCTAATATCCGAGACATTGAACGCATGACGCTTGTTGAATACGAACTGCGCATGGAAGCCTATCAGCTTAAGCAAGTCGACAGACAGAACGAAATTGCCCAGCAAGCATGGATGAACCAGCAAGTACAGGCAACAACTGGGAGCAAGAACCCTAAGCCTAAGTTCAAGACATTTGATGATTTCTTTGATAAGAAAGCAGCTATTGATAGCGTGCGATCAAATTATGAGCCCAATTATGAAGTGTCACAGATGAGCACAACTGAGCTCAAACATACTAGAGCTCAAGTGTTCGCAAAACGGATGGCCGAATTTAAGCGGTTGAAGCGCGAAGGCAAAATCATTCCATTATCAGAAAGGAAGGAGGGAGCGCATGGCTGACAGTTTTAGTGTTGAAGCAATTTTATCTGCCGTTGACCGCAACTTTTCGGGGACTTTTAAGAATATCGCGAGTTCTGCGTCAAAGGTCGGTGATAGCTTTGAAAAGTCGACAAAGCCAGCGGGGAATTTTGTATCAACCGTGAGCAAAATTGCTGGAGCTATAGGACTTACCAAAGTGGTAGGGGCTATTGGCGATGGTGTGAGAAGCATGGTAGGAGAACTAGACGAATCAAGCAAAGCTTGGCAGACGTTTGAGGGGAATATGAAGTTTCTGGGTAAGACGCCTGCACAGATTTCCTCAATTGAAAAGTCGTTGCAATCATATGCTCAGGAGACCATTTACAGTTCATCTGACATGGCTTCTGCCTATGCACAGTTTGCATCAGTAGGTGTAAAAGGAGTCGGCCGCCTTGTTAAAGGTATGGGTGGCCTAGCTGCTGCCACTGATAATCCCAAGCAAGCCATGAAGACATTGATGGAACAAGGCACACAAATGGCTGCTAAGCCAATGGTGCAGTGGGCTGATTTCCGTCTAATGCTTGAACAGACTCCAGCAGGCATGGCAGCCGTTGCTAAAGCAATGGGGATGAGCACCAAAGAACTGGTTCAGAATGTTCAAAACGGCAAAATAAGCACGCAACAGTTCTTTGATGGTATCGAAAAGGCAGGCAACAGCAAGGCTTTCCAGAAGATGGCCACGAGTTACAAGACAGTCGGCGAGGCAATGGACGGACTTCAGGAAACACTGGCAAACAAGCTTCAGCCTGCATGGCAGGCAATGTCTAAAGTCGCTGTCGGAGCTATTAGCGGAATCATTGATAAAATTGGCGCCATTAATTTTGATTCTGTTATAGCATCAATCGGCAACTTTTTTTCTCCGTTTTCGGCATTGATTTTGAACATCAAGACACAACTAAGCAGCTTGGGGAAGGGCGACTCGATGAGCGGACTCAGTTCCGTTCTCCAAGGAGTTGGGTCCGTTTTACAAACCATTTGGAGCCTAGTTGGTAGCTTAGTCAATGTTGCATTTGTCAATCTAATTAGTATTGCTCAAAAGGTCGGAGATGCTTTCAATTCGGCATTCGGTAATGGCCAAATGTCGGGAATATTTAACGGAATCAAACAAGCTGTTACAGATTTCGGAGTAGCAGCAATGGAAGCAATGACTACTGTTGGGGACTTTATTGCTAATTTACCATGGAAAGCAATTTTTGACGGTGTTAAGGGCGCTCTAAGCGGAGTGGTAGCTGTTTTGAAGCCAGTTGCAGCTATTGTTAAAGCGGCGTTTGCTAACGACATTGTTAAATCATTTGCTGCGTCGATCCTTGGAGCTGTCGGGGCCTTCAAAGTAATTGGATTAGCCATCGGCGGATTTTCAAGCGTTCTCGGTGTTTTTTCTAAAATGATCGGCCCTATTAGAGGCGTTATATCCGTTATCACTAACTTCGGGACTATCGTAAAAACGGCTGGTGGTGTATGGAAAGCGTTTGGATTGATCTTAGGCATGAATCCGTGGGTACTTTTGATTGCTGGGATTGCAGCAGTGGTTGCTGGTCTGGTGTACTTTTTTACCCAAACCAAGACTGGCCAAAAACTATGGTCGGGATTTGTTTCGTGGTTACAAGGAGCTTGGCAAGGACTTGTAGGAGTTGCACAAACTGTTTGGAACGCAATATCGGGTGCGTTTACCTCTGCAATTAGTGGTATTCAAACAGCTTGGAGTGGCATTACTAGTTTCTTCAGCAATCTATGGACTGGGATTACGACCACGGCATCAGCTGCTTGGACGGCATTCACAACCACTCTCTCAGCTATCTGGCAAGGTGCTGTTACTGCAGCAACGGCAGTTTGGAACGTGCTATCCACATTCTTCACGACTCTGTGGAATGGAATAGTTGCAGTAGCCACTGCTGTATGGTCAACCTTTGGCGGTTCCCTGACGACAATTTGGAATGGGATTGTCCAAGTTGCTACCGGTGTTTGGAACATGCTTAAAGCAGTTATTATGGGTCCCATTCTTATTGTCATTGATTTGCTTACTGGAAATTGGACACAGCTAGGCGCTGATCTCCAGCTGATCTGGAATAGCATTGTTTCTGCCGCTGGACAGATCTGGAATGGTCTTGTTACGTATTTCTCCGGTATTTGGAGCCTTATTCAAACTTATGCAATGACTGTTTGGAATACTTTGGTTTCAACTTTAGAGGGGCTTTGGAATGGTGCAGTATCTGCCGCTTCCGCTATTTGGAGTGCGCTTTCGTCATTTTTCAGCGGATTATGGAGCGGTATTGTGTCTACCACTGAGGGCGTATGGAACAGTGTTGTTTCATTCTTATCAGGACTATGGAGCGGAACAGTCAGCACAGCCGAGGGAATTTGGAATGCACTTCCCGGATTCTTTTCCGGATTGTGGAACAGCATTACATCATTTTTTTCATCAGCTTGGAACAATATAAAGTCTATTGTGATTGGAGCTGCTACTAGTATTTTTAATGGTGCTAAGGCTGTATGGTCTGGTTTTACTGGCATGGTAAGTGGAATAGTTAATGGCATCAAAGGAGCATTCAATGCACTTCGTAATTTTAGCCTGGCTGACGCTGGCCGCGCCATCATGGATAGCTTCTTCAATGGCCTCAAAGCAGTTTGGGGGAAGATCACCGATTTTGTTGGCGGAATTGCTTCTTGGATTCGCAAGCATAAAGGCCCAATCAGCTACGATGCCAAGCTGCTCATACCTGCCGGTAACGCCATCATGAACGGCTTGAATGCAGGGCTTACTGACAAGTTCTCAGACGTCCAAAGTAATGTTTCTAGCATGGCACAAGCTATTGCTGATAGCGCTGCTGTTACGATGCCGGCAGTGAATACTTCTCCCTTTGATGCATCATTGCAGTCGCTTAATAACAGTGTACAGGGTGCAACCTTGTCTTCAAATCTTGATGTCAACTACACTCGCAAGCAAACGATTGAGGTTCCTCTGTACATTGACGGCCGAGAGGTTGCTCGTGCAACCGCAAACCCAATGCAAACAGAGCTTAATCGTTTGACAAAGGTGAGCAATTATCGAAAGGGGCTAGTCTAATTGTACGATTTCAGAGAAACGACACCCTTCACGGGTGCAGATAAGAAACAGTACCCAGCTGAGGCAATGAAAATTGATGGCCAGTATATCGAAGATTTGATTCCTGGTTATCAAACACTTCAGGTCGGAGGGCGTGAGCTTCTTAAACAAGACGCTAAAAGCAATCCTATAGGAATATCTGATGGCGAAATGCTGGAGTATGTACGAAACCCATCTCGGGAAATCACTGTTGGATATCAGCTTATAGCAGCTGATGAAAAGTCGTTTCGCACTGCCTTCTATAAGCTAAGTGGTATCTTGCACGGTGACACTCATCAGGTTTCGTTCAATGATGACTTGTCTGTGTACTGGAATGCCGTGCTCACAGATGTTGACGATGTTCCTAAGGGCAGAAATGCAATCACATCTTCGTTCACGCTATTTGTTCCCGATGGCATTGCGCACTCGGTAGCCACGAAGACGTTTGACAATATGCCATACAAGGACATGCCAGTGAACCTGCTTACGGGAACAAAAGCAGTTGAAACCGATATCATAAAAGCTGGAAGCCTAGGGCTTGCTATTCCTTTTCTTAACTTAGTCAGTGTGGTTGGCGGAGAAACATACACCTACAGTATTTCGATGATCAATATGGGACATATGGGACATTCTTCGATATCTTGGTTCGACGCTAATAAACATTTAATATCTGCTCAAGCAGGCAATAATAATCCGTGGACAGCTAATGGAGGACGTTTTTCAAATACCTTCACGGCTCCAAGCAATGCGGTTTATGCTAATTTGACACCATGGTATTTGAGCCAAGTCTATACTTCAGACACGAATATATCCTGGTATCAGGAAAAGCTTGAAGTAGGCACCACAGCTTCTCCATGGTCGCCTAACCCAGCTGATCCTGAATACTATACCAACACCATTACGGTGCACAATGGCGGCACTTATCCTGTTGAGCCAGTTATTACGGCCACTATGCACGCTGATAACGGTATGGTTGGGATTGCTAATGACCATCCGGGCATTCTCCAATTCGGCACGCAAGAAATTGATGGATATACTACCGACGTATCGGAGAAAGGGCTAAACGGAGATTTCTCAGCACCAATATCCGGTACGATATACAATCAATCAGCCACTAACAATCTGAATTGGGGCGGTGATTCAAGCAAACCAAACAAGCAGACTGGATCAATCAATTATGCCAGTGACAGCTACAACGGGCCGCATATGGAACCTGCATATGCTCCAACTGGGACTTATTGGAATGGTCCAGCCGCCAAAATACCAATTGCCGCCACAAGTCAAAATAAGCGCAACAACAACTTTACAGTATCCATGATGCTTCATTTTGAGACAACGGTGTCCGAATTGGGCCGCATGGAGCTAACACTTGAGGCCGGAGGCAAAGTACAGTATCAAATGGTGGTCACAGACAACAATGCTGTCAAAGACGAGATTAAGGTCGATTGTTATGTTAAAGACCAGAAAGTGGGAACCATGTCACTTGATCGATCGAAATTCACAAATGATAAGTTAATGCAAGCTAGATTAAGCAGATTCGGCTCGAGCATTAATTTTGAAGTCTCTCCATGGAATGGAAAAAGTGGTCGTGAAATGACCGTCTCTTTGCCACCTTTGACTCGTCCAGACATGATCAGTGAGAACGTTGAAGCATTTTCCGTTTGGTTTGAACGCAACAACACATGGGGACAAGCTGGGATGAAATTGATTGCGGTTCAATTTGACTGGCAGCACGTAAATTGGTGGACAGACATCAAGAACCGGTTTTCAAATGGCGATGTACTGACCATCGATGTTGCCAATGCTAAGACCTATTTGAATGGGTCTGAGAACCGCACTCTTCACACGTTCGGTAATCAATGGGAGCAGTTCAAACTGCCGCCCGGTGATACTGAGATTGCTATCACGCCCTCAAGCTGGGCACAACCATTTGCATGTGAAGTCGAGATAAGGGAGGCCTGGCTATAAATGGAGTATTACTTTGCAGATCGAAAATCAAACATTTTGGGTGTTGGGTCGACTGATGGCAAAGGCGAATGGCGAATTGACAACGATATAGAAACACAAAGTGTTGACAATCGTCCTGCGGTCGAGCTTTCTCTTGATATTCACTTCACAACTGATCAGGAACAAGCAGTCAATGAGATGGCCAAAGAAACCAACTTCATTCTTTATCAGGATGAAGAAGGCAACGGTCACCAAATGGTGATCGAATCGGTTGACCATAATTCACTAGGCCACATTCACTCAATTGTTGCCAGCGATGCGGGTAATGATTTGATTAATGAAACCGTTGGCGCCTTCAAGGCCGACAAACCATATACCATCGCTGACTACATCACAAGGTTTACAAATGATTCTGGCTGGGAGATCGGTATCAACGAATTTCCTGATAACGTCCGAACGCTTGAGTGGACTGATGAAGCAACTTCACTGGCTCGCATTATTGCCGTGGCAAAGGATTTTGATGCAGTGCTTAGTTTTGGCTTTGAGTTTGTTGGAACCAACTTGGTTAAGCGTCTCATTAACATTCGACATGAAACGGCCGGCGATAGTTTGATCTCTTTTGAAATGAATAAGGACATCAACAACATCGTCACTCACCGCGATACCTATGACATGGAAACATCGATCAAGGCTTATGGAGCGGTGCCAGAAAGTACGGATGGATCAACTAATAAGGATCCAATCAACTTGATCGGCTACAACTGGACTGATCCAACGGGACAGTTTGTGCTTGATCAGTACGGGTTCTTGCACGATACCATTGCTGTGCAGAAATATTCACGTTTGTTAAGCAACAGCAACCCTAACCCAACACAGTCTGATTGGAATCGGGTTAAAACGTTTGATTCAAAATCGCAGGCGGCACTTATGCAAGCGGCTTTGGCAGACTTGAAAAAGTATAACCATCCGAATGAAACCTATGATATTGATCTGGTTAACTCACCATACGTACCACTGAATCAAACCGTCCACATCGCCGATGAGAATCAACAGCTATTCCTATCTGCCAAGGTATTGAGCATTCAGCGGAGCCGTGCTAACCATTCAGTCAAGCTTACTTTGGGCGAGTTTGCGCACGAGACCGTTAGCTTTGACGAACGCCTCAGTGAGCTTGCCAACCAGATGTCGAATATCTCAAAAACCGTTCAATACTATCCTTGGCTCCGTTATGCCGATGATGATCAAGGAACAAATATGAGTGCCTTCCCAACTGGTAAGAAGTATATGGCAATCGTTTGGTCAAATAAGACATCCGTTCCAAGCGACAATCCGGACGATTACGCTGGTAAATGGGCACTGATTAAGGGAGCGGATGGTGCTGATGGTGTTCCTGGTGCCAAGGGTGCGGATGGCCGTACAAGCTATTTTCACACCGCTTGGGCGAATGATGTAAGCGGTCAAAGTGGGTTCACGGTATCCGGTGGTGATGGCAAAAAGTATATTGGTACGTACAGCGATTTCACACAGGCCGACAGCACCAATCCGAGTGATTACAATTGGGCGCTTTTTAAAGGTGAAGATGGTGACGTGGGACCCAAAGGTGATCAAGGTTTACCCGGTGCCAAGGGTGCCGATGGTCGTACTGCCTATGCCCACTTTGCTTATGCAAACAGCCAAGACGGCAAGACCGACTTCTCAACTACTGACCCTAACCGTAAGTACATTGGTTTCTACAGCGACTTCACATCTGGCGACAGTACGAATCCAAGTGACTATAACTGGTCGCTCATTAAAGGTGCGGACGGTGCGGATGGTAAAGATGGGGTGCCGGGTAAAGCAGGTGCCGATGGCAAGACATCGTACTTCCATATTGCCTATGCCGATAGCAGTGACGGTAGAGCCAATTTCTCATTGGATACTCCCGGCTCTCGCAAGTACATTGGTAGTTATACAGACTTTACACAGGCCGATAGCAACAATCCAACTGTTTATAGTTGGCAACTGGTACAAGGGCCAAAAGGTGATACTGGTCCACAAGGACCTCAGGGCCCTCAAGGCGTTCAGGGTACCCCCGGAAGCAAGGATGTGCCATATCCTTATGTACAGATAGATGCCCCGGAAAATCCCAAAAAGGGCGATACCTGGTGGCACGGGACAAGCTTAAAAGACGCAACGGCTGTACAGCGCTATGACGGTTCCAAGTGGGTAGATGATGCGATTGCTCAAGCTGTTTTGTACATTAAAGAACTCAACTCAATTATTCTTAATTCCGCTGAGATTAATTCGCCTAATATCAACGTTCCTTTCCAACACGTGAGCATTGCAGGATCCGGCATATTGTCCAGTGGTTCCTTAACGCTCAATGGTGCCTCATATGTCATTTCCGGTAATATTGAGGACACTAATGGAAATCCAAACGGCCAAATCTATCATACGGAAGTAAATCCCGATGGATTACTGTCATACATTACGCAGACAGATGGAACAACACAAATGCACACCAGCAGAATTTCGATGGGTGTTCTTGAACTGACAGACCTAGTCAGCGGATCGGGTAATTCTGCCAAATACATCACTTCCACTTTTAATGCTCATGATGCAGTTGATTACTATCACAAAGACTCGGGGCTGGAAACTAATGATGTCAAGAACTTAAATATCTCATATTCAAGAAAAGGCCCAAATGTAACCATTGGGATTGCTTTTGAAATGAAAACTGGCAACGGGTGGGTCAAAATTGCCAACATTCGACCGGGATATAGTCCATTTAATAATGATGATGCAGCAAGGTTGCTCGGTAGCATGTCGTATACGGGCGCAGCCTGTGAATTGTATGTTTCAGCGGGTGGAATTTACATTATTCCATGGCGTGGACAAGGCGGGTATGCTGGCAGCTTGAGTTTCATTACTCGTGATGCGTATCCGATTAATGATGCGGTGGTGAATTAAGATGAAGATTAAGATTTGGCTAGATGAGCAAAACCGCCTGACCAACTGGGCCTATGAAGCGGAAGATGCCAAAGTAGGATCAACAGAGGACGGTCAACAAATCATAGAGGCAACTGACGTGTCTCAGTTTTTTGAGGGTCACGCATCTCTTGTAGACGGCAAAATCGTTGCCGATGAGGGTTACGATCCGGCTAATGATCATCCACTTCCCGGACCGTCACCTGAACAGCAGATGATTGCCGCACTGTATGCCCGTGTGACAAAGCTTGAGGATGGTGGAAAAAATGAGTGACTTTGAATTTTGTGGCACACTATATTCTTGGGGGTGCCCGATAGAGCAGTACGTGGGGCGGCAAATAACGGAGGACCAATACAAACAAATTACAGGCAGTGACTATGCCGCCAGCAAAAGCTAGCGGCTATTTTTATGGAAGGAAGTATAAAGATGTGGATTTCAAGAGTTGGATAGATGTGTTTGTGGAGTTGGGTGGTGGAGCTTTGTTTGGTTGGTTTGCAAGCCAATGGCGCATGCATCGAAAGCATGGAAAGGCAATTGATTCAGGCCTTGTCGGTTTGCTTCATCATGAGGTTTACATGCTGTGTAACCATCATATCGAGGTGGGGTATATCAGCACGGACGACTTGGACGATCTTAATTACCTTTTCCGCAGCTACAAAGCATTGGGCGGTAACGGAACGGGCGAAGCGCTATATAACAAAGTTTTGCAACTTCGGATTAAAAACTGAAAGGAATGTTCAGTATGAAGATTAATTGGAAAGTACGAGTATTAAGCGTCAAATTCTGGCTGGCCATTGTGCCAGCTTCTTTGTTGGTGATTCAAACGGTGGCGGCAGTCTTCGGTTACAACTGGGACTTTGCTAGTTTGGGTAAAGAACTCACTGCAGTGGTCAATGCAGTGTTTGCATTATTGACCATTGTCGGGGTAGCCGTTGATCCAACCACGGAGGGCGTTAGTGATAGTCAGCAGGCGTTAGCTTACCCGGCACTCATTACCACCAAGGCAGCTAAGATCAAGGCGCTAGAGGATCAGATTAAGGCGCTGCAAGGGGAAACGGACAATTCTAAACAGTTATATCCCCATTTTGCTTATGCAGATAGTGCTGATGGCAAGATCGGTTTTTCAACCACGAGTTCTATCGGAAAATCGTATATGGGAGCTTACTTTAGCCATTACGATGAAGATGGTAACGATCCAAGCAAATATGAGTGGGCAAAACTGGTTGGTCCAAGCTATGGAGACCCCGTAGGAGAGGAAGGACCCAAAGGAGAATCCACTACTCAGGCAGCACCATCATCTGTTGCTCCACAGCAATAAGGAGGACACAAGATGGCAGATTTCATTGTATCAATGATTGCAGAAATATTTACGCTTATCATTTGTGCATTTGCGCTTTATGCGTCCATCATATCTTTCTCATTGTTTGACTACGCCTTCAGATGGTTTGTCGCATTTGGCATTGTGTTTTCGTCCGCATGCATTTTAATATCAATCGCCGCTATGATCTTTTCCTGCTATGAATTCTTTTCTCAATGAAAGAGGGAATCAAAACAATGAAACTAAAAAATAAACTAATCACCTTGGTAGTCGCCTTCTTCGCGGCTATTTCTTTTGCCTTGCCATCGCAGGTCAATGCAGCAAAGGGTGATCAGGGACCTGATTGGTCAAAGTATCAGGGAGCAAGTGGACGATACGGCACCGATCAAGATAAGTTCGTCATCGCTCAGATTGGTGGGACTTACGGTGGTACTTACATCGATCAGTGGACGTACGATAGCCAAATTGCCAGTGCAAAGGCAGCAAGAAAACGTGTGCATAGCTACATCTGGTATGGCGTTGGTGGAAGTAGCCAGTTGGGGTTAGAAGCACTTGACCGTTATATGCCTCGTATCAAAGCGCAGACACCAAAGGGAAGCATCGTTGCTTTGGACTACGAAGATGGTGCTTCTGGCAATATGGCAGCTAATACGGATGCCATTTTAGCTGGCATGCGGCGCATTCAAGCTGAGGGTTACACACCGATGTATTACAGCTACAAACCGTATACATTGGCACATGTTGACTATCAGCGCATTCTGAGAGAGTTTCCTGACAGCCTTTGGATCGCTGCTTACCGTGATTATATGCCAACTACCAAACCAGACTATGGTTATTTTCCAAGTATGGATGGGGTAGCTATTTGGCAGTACACGAGCGCATTTGGGCTGTCGCAAGGCCTCGACGGTAATATTGATTTGCTTGGTGTCACCGATAATGGCTACTCGAAGCAACCAGTAACACCTATCACCCCAGCACCAAGCAAACCAGCGCAATCAACCGCAGCCACTGATACCGACTATGCGCAAACTGGCGTTTTCAAGCCTTCCGCGACTGTTAACATCCGCACTGGTGCCGGCACCGGCTATGCATCCGTTGGTAGCTATGCTCCGGGTGAAAGTGTGATTTATGATCACGTGTATATCCGTGGCCCATATGTTTGGGCACGTTATCTCAGCTACTCAGGCAGGTATCATTATGTTGCCTTGGGCGTGAATGGTGGGGAGAGCTATGGTTCGCGCAGTTCAAATACGCAAACCTATTCGCACATGTACTACACAGTCCGCTCTGGTGACAGCTTCTGGAGTATTGCCAGCAAGTATGGCATCAGCATGTACACGTTAGCCGCTAACAACGGCAAGTCAATTTACAGCGTCATTCATCCAGGCGAAAGCCTGTATATCCGATAACAAAAAGTCCTCTGCTCGCTAACGCGGGTGGAGGACTTTTTTACTTATGCAATAATATAAATATAAGTAATTCGTGGTGAAGTTGTGGTGAAGTGAATCCGAAATTATGAAACCTAAGAAATTGATATAGAGCTATTTTTGCTTTTACACCGGCGATTTGAAACCCTATGAAATCAGTGCTCAAGCAAATCACAACAAGAAGAACATGTTCGCATTGCTCGGCCGTCCGGGTTATGAGGATATGACCAAGGAATTGAACGCACGGCTTTAATAGCGTGGGTTTGAGGTCGTTTGGATAGGAAAAAATGAGAGCCTCAAAATTGTGTTGTAAATGTTCGTGACTGAATTTTGACTGAATAGCCAAAAGGGTCAAAACATTTATGTACCAATTTTGAGGCTCTTTTTGTGTCCGCGGGATTGCCAGTACTGGCTTTCTTTTGGTGTATAGACTAAAAACACGGTGTGATTTCAGCGGGTGATAAACGACATCGCGAAATCAAGCCTATATCCATATATTGACCCAATATCTAGTTGGCATATTAATATCAGCGGTTGAGAACGCTTGTTGCGAACTAGTTCGTGTCCGTTAGTGCTATTAGGTCTTAGAAAAGTGTTTTGGCAATGCTACTTCAAGCCAGCCTCAACTGACCAATCCAACTGGCTTTTTGAGACCATGGCAACAGCGTGATATTGTAACCCTCTGCTGCCGACTGAAAGCTTGGCGAAATATTACGTTCCAGATCGTTTGCGAGCAAGTAGAACTTAATTTCATCATTAAATGAACGTACATCTGTAATTGAAAAGATTGGTTCTTTGTAGGCATTTCCAGTTGGATTATTCACTAGTTTTAATGCCTTAGCGGAGGTTGTTTTCGTTCGACCAATCAGAATCTCAAAGTTGATGTTATTGCCACTTTGACCTGTGTATTTAACATTTGTATTGACCGAAATATCGCTGTTAATTAAGAAGTTGACAACGTCTTCTAGAAATAAGTCTTTGGTTCTATCTCTTGAAGTTGCGAGCAT